TCTGCACCAGTGGCAATACTATCCTGTGTACATTTCAATATGCCTTTAACTTGCGCTAACTCATTGGCACTGAGACTGACAAACAGATTGTAAATTTGTTGTTGCACACTGCGTGGCAAGTTTGCACCAATTCTGGCTACTTCATTCAAGTCAACACCTAAGTTGCCTAATAAACTTGTACCTGGCGCTAATGTAGCTGTTGCTTTACGCAGTCGGGTAGCAGTTGATAATCTGTTTAAACTAGCAACACCGTCATACTGGTAAGCTAACGGAACCTCTATATTAGATTCAATTGGATTAATTCTTGTTAGCCCGGTGACTATTTGATCTTCAGATCTTGGCGGCCCATCTACTGCAAATGATGGTCTATCTAGTCCATCAAATACTGTAAATGATGGTCTATCTAGTCCATCAAATGCATTTGTTACCGCAGTGCCCAGTCTACTAAGGCCAGTAAAAGACGTACCACCTTTTTGTATTGAGCCACTTGCAATCTGTTGAGAAGCAGGACTAGTAGTTGTTTTTACAGCTGGCTGCACTTCTTCGTAAACTGCGCCAGACTGATTACCGGCAATTATGTTGGTTATTGTACTTGCATCAGCACCTAATATTGCAGCAATTCTAGAATTAACCGTAATTGTTCTTAACTTAGAATACATTGGACCAAGTGTGCCGTTGTCCAGCATGTTGCTTAATAGTTGTCCTGGCGATCCAAGGTTTGCAATATCCGTCCAACTGATAACATCACCTAGTGCAGTTAAGTCTGCACCCAGTGGCTGACTTGCCAAACTAACACCAGTCACTGAACCTGATATCACACTGTCCATTCCTGGAAATGTACCGCCTGTGAACAATTCACTGCTATTGTTGGCTGCGTTGATAAACTGATTGCTGGTTTCAACAAATGCTATTGCACTGCCAAAGGTTGTGCCTAACTTTTTAGCATCGCCTTCGATTTCTGTTGCAGTAACAGAACCACCCAGCACACTGGCACTTTCAGTGCGACCAAATGTTAACACACTGTCGATTGTACCAGACGTTGACATTACACTGTACGCATTACCAGAATACAAATCAAATGGTGCTGAGAATACACTATCGCCTAATCCACTGGTCATTGAATTAAATTCGTTTATGTACGGAGTGGCATTTGCAATATTGGCTATTTTATCAGTGACAGTATACAGCACACTTTGTATTGCTTGTATTTCCAGTGTCGAGTCATTCATGACTTTCAGTGTTGGTGCACCAGTTTCACCATTTACACTGTCGGTAATATTAAGTGGTGCTCCGCTGTTGGATGCAATAGGCTTGCCGCCCAATGTAGCATCGCTACCATTGGCCAACATGCTAGCACCAGCAGTTAATATCATTGATGTAAGTGTGCCTGTTGCCATAGTTTATCCTGGAATAATCACGTCACGACTGCCTGTGGCTCGTGCATGTCCGCAAGTGTCTGTGCTACCGATATAGTTGATTTCAACACCTTCAGCTAGTACACTTCGTGCACCGCGTACTGTTTTAGCACTGCAATGTTTACTACAACCAGGTGCGCCGCAGCAAGGATGTGGAGTAACACTGGTGCCTTTTATGCATGCAGCTCGGCCATTGATCAATACACTGGCAGCACCTCTACCTGATGCTGAACCACCTGCACTGTTTGTATCACCTATTCGTACCGCTCCCGGCATTGTTAACCCTTTAGTAGTGTCTTTGGTTGTGTTACAATACCTGTGGTTGCTTGGATATAGCTTGCAATAATATCTTTGTGTGCTTCCACATGCATCATAATACTAGCTGTATTTATGGTGACATTTTTGTCGGGATCTGCACTCATAAGACTTGGGAGCATTTGCAAGCCTTGCTGTGTTGGAACCAATGACATTGGGTTGGTAATATCAACACTGAATGCATCGGCTTTGACAATTTTGGCAATAACTTCTGTACTGTCAGACAGTTTAAGTGTGTAAATTTTGTGTTTTTCTAAGGTCATGCAAGTAATTACCTACAGCAACGTGTGGTTAAAAAGAAATGTTGCCGTAGCCAGTTCCGTTAAAACCTGTGTCGTCGATATACTGCTCAAGTTCAACAAATCCACCAATCACTTTACCACCAATAACGATCTGAGGAACAGTTCTTGCATTAGGTGCAACTTCTAACAGTTGCTCTCGGGTAACATCTACACCAACTTTTTTTGTTTCAAATGCTATATTCAACTTGTTTAACAGATGCTTGGCTTTTTCACAATAAGGACAATGGTCTTTGGTGTATACTGTTACTGGCATCATAGGCTGAATCCCTTAAATGTATCGCTGTCTACGTCTTGCTTGGTTCCGCCGACAACATATGATGAAATTTCAGTTTCTTGCGGAGCAACTTGTACATCGCCGCCTGCAATCCATTTTTGTGTCCACGGTAGTGGGTTTGATCCACCTTTGTAACTGCTAGGTAGACCAACTGCTGTCATGCGCTTGTGTGCAATCCACTCTACATACTCTTTGAGCAGTTGTGCATTTAGTCCAATCATTGAACCATCTTTGAACAAATAGTCTGCCCATTGTTTTTCTTGTTCAACTGCATCTTCGAACATTTTAATCAGTTCGGGTTCGCACTCTTTTGCAATCTTGACAAAGTCTTTGTCATCACTTGGCAACAGTTTCATAAGTTGCTGTGTGCTTGCTAGGTGTACGTTTTCGTCACGGGCAATAAACTTGATGATCTTGGCATTGCCTTCCATCTTTTTAAGTTCAGCAAATGCCCAACTGCAAGCAAACGATACATAAAAGCGGATACCTTCAAGCACGTTAACACTTGCCAAACACATCCACAGTTTCTTCTTTAGTTCATACAAATCAATTTCAATGGTTTTGCCATTTACCTTGTGCTTGCCTTCGCCTAGTAGATTGTACCATGAACTGTATTCAATAAGGTCATCATAGTATGCAGTAATATCATCACCGCATTCATTGATTTCTTTGATGTCCATCATGGTGTCAAAGATCTTGCTTGGATCGCTGTATACATTGCGAATGATATGTGTATAACTTCTTGAGTGAATTGTTTCTGAGAAAGTCCAGGTGATAATCCAGTTTTCCAACTCAGGCAAGCTCACAATAGGACCAAAGCTCTCCACCGGTGCACGACCCTGCACACTATCCAACAAGATCTGTCTCTTAAGGTTGCTCGTAAAGATATGCTGTTCGTTTGGTGTGAGATCTTTGAAGTCTTTGGCATCACGAAGCACATCAACCTCTTCCGGTCTCCAGAAGAATCCCAACTGTTTGTCAGTTAGTTTGTCAAACTGTCTGTATTTCAGCGTATCGTAACGCTGTAGTCCTACTCCGCCTTTGGGATCAAGAAATGCCAAACTGGTTGTGTGGTCACGTTTTGTTGAATTTAGTACACTCATTTTGCTACCCTTATATTGTACAACTATCGCAGGCTTCTTCTTCATATGGAAGCTCGATCAGTACGCTTTCTGTTGCGTTCATTTTGTCAATGTCTATTTCGCCAGATCCGTCGAAAGTATTGAAATAGTACAACTGCTTGTGTCCATATTTATAGCACAACAATAGATGTTGTAACATGGTACTCATTGGAATCTTTTCATCTTCGTAGTGCTGCGGGTTGTACGAAGTGTTTACACTGATACCTTGATCAATATACTTTTGCAAGATTGCAGTAATCTTCAAATAACCTTCTGGTGATCTCTGATCCCAAAGCAGTTCATATTTGTTTTTCAGTCTTGGGTAGCCCGGCACCACTTGCTTTAGTACGCCGTCCTTGCTTTGCTTGATACTAACAAACGCACGAGGTGGCTCAATGCCGTTTGTGCTGTTTGATATTTGTGCTGACGTTTCAGCAGGCATAAGAGCCATTAGCGTACTGTTGCGAATACCAGTGGCTTTGAGTTGTTTGCGCAGGCCAGCCCAATCAACACAGTCTTTGTGTGCTACAAGTTCATCAACTTCTTTTTTGTAAGTGTCAACTGGTAAAACACCATCGCCATACTTGGTTTCATGATTCTTTGGACATGCACCTTGTTCTGCTGCAAGATCTGCTGATGCTTTGATAAGATAATAACTCCAATGCTGTGCCCAAGTATCGACCAATGGCAATGCTGCTGGATCACTGTAGCTAACATCATTTTTAGCCAACCAAAACGCAAAGTTGATAATGCCAACACCCAGTGGACGTCTGTTTTCAGTTGCCAACTGTGCTGCAATAATTGGGTAGTTCTGATACGTTAGCAATGCATCAAGGCCTCGAACTGCCAGTGTACAAGCCTTTTCCATATCCTCGGGAGACTTAAACACACCCCAGTTGATTGCGCTCAATGTACACAATGCAATTTCACCGTTAGGATCATTTACATCATTCAATGGCTTAGTCGGTAGATCAATTTCGCAGCACAAGTTACTTTGTTTAATTGGAGCAACGTCAGTTTTAAAACTGCTATGACTGTTTGCATGATCTACGTTTTGTAGATAGATACGTCCTGTATCTTTGCGCTCTTGCATGAATGCACTAAACAGTTCTTGTGCATTTATTGTTTTCTTGCGTAGACGTGTGTTACGCTCTGCTGTTTCATACAAACGTTTAAATTCGTCCTGGTCGGCAAAGAAAGCATCATACAAGCCTGGTACATCATGCGGTGAGAACAGTGTGATATTGCCGCCTGTCATAAGACGCTCATACATCAGTTTGTTAAACTGTACACCATAATCCATGTGACGCACACGATTGTCTTCAGTGCCTTTGTTGTTTTTTAGTACTAGTAGATCTTCAACTTCATAGTGCCAAATAGGATAGTAAAGTGTTGCAGCACCATTGCGCACACCACCTTGGCTGCATGAACGTGTTGCTGCTTGAAACATTTTGTAAAAAGGAATAACACCTGTGTGATATGCATCACCGTTTCTAATAGGTGAACCTAATGCTCTAATGCGTCCGCCGTTGATGCCAATGCCAGCTTTTTGTGACACATACTTAACAATTGAGCTTGATGTGGCATTGATTGAATCAAGGCTATCATCAGTTTCAATAAGCACACAACTTGAAAACTGTCGTTGTGGTGTACGCACACCTGCCATAACAGGAGTTGGGAGACTTACTTGATGTGTTGAGATAACATCATAGTAGTCTTTGACATATTGTAGTCTTGTTTCACGCGGGTAGTCTTGGAACAGTGTAGCAGCAATCAACATGTAAGCCATTTGTGGAGTTTCGTATAGCTGCTTGGTTACACGATTTTGCACAAGATACTTGCCGCGAAACTGCTCCATAGCAGCATAAGTTAATTCTTCATCACGATCATGCTTGATCCAACCGTTGATTGTGTTCCATTCTGTTTCAGTATATTCAGTTAACAATTCTGCATCATAAAATCCAGCTTTGACATTGTGTTTTACTAGATCATAAACATGCCACGGGCCGAAGTCTCCGTATACCATTTTGCGAATATGATA